AAAGGTAATAGTCTTATACTATTCAGTCGGGTTGCAACCCACGGTGAAATATTGTATAAATCTATAAATAGTTCTGTAAATGATTCTAGAAAAGTATTCTATGTACACGGTGGAGTTGAAGCTGAAGAAAGAGAAAAGATTAGAGAGATTACGGAGCAAGAAAGAAATGCGATTATTGTTGCCTCATACGGCACCTTCTCAACTGGAATTAACATTAAAAACCTTCATAATGTAATTTTTGCTTCTCCATCTAAATCAAGAATCAGGAATCTTCAATCAATTGGTAGAGTCCTTAGAAAAGGAGATAACAAAACAACAGCAGTATTATATGATATAGCAGATGATATATCATATCAATCAAGAAAAAATTACACTCTTAATCACTTAATAGAAAGAATTAAGATCTACAACGAAGAAAAATTTAACTATGAAATAATACAAGTCGGTTTAAAGGAAAATGGATAAGGAAGATTTTCACGCAGTAATAAAATTAGTTTCGGGAGAAGAAATATTCGCTAAGGTTTGCCCCTGTGAAGAAGAAGATAAAACTATTTTAATATTAGACTCACCAGTAATATTTGAAACTGTTAATATTCGTAATACTGGAATACAAGGAATTAGAGTTAACCCCTGGTTGAGAATGACAGATGATCCTATATTAGTAATGAATATGAATAATGTTATGACTATGACTGAAATAAATGATAAACAAATGATTAAAATATATAATAAATTCTTAAGGGATAAAGATAGGATATCTAATAAAACTGATTTAAATTCTGATATGGGATTTCTATCTTCAATATCTGATGCTAGAATATTTTTAGAGAAGCTTTATAAATCTAGTTAATATATCTTCTGAACTTCGACAAAGTTATTGTACTGTTATTTTGATACCTTGTCAAGGCCCTATACATATGTTATAATATTCATATACTTATTCACGGAAGAATAATGAAATGGCAAGACGCAAATCAGAACATTATGTAAATAACAAAGAGTTTCTTGAAGCACTTATAGTTTATAGAGCAAAGTGTGCCGAAGCAGAAGAGAAAGGTGAATCCAGACCAAGGATTACTAATTATCTTGGAGAATGTTTTTTAAAGATAGCAACTCATCTTTCTTACAAACCAAATTTTGTCAATTACATGTTCCGAGAGGATATGATTTGTGATGGTATTGAGAACTGTGTTCAGTACATAAAAAACTTTGATCCTGAAAAGTCTAGAAACCCATTTGCTTATTTTACTCAAATAATTCATTATGCTTTTCTTCGTAGAATACAAAAAGAAAAAAGACAACTTGATATAAGATCAAAAATAATAGAGAGATCTGGATTTGATGAAGTTATGACCGCAGACGGACATTATAATGCTTCTGATTATAATACAATTAAGGAGAATATACAAGCAAAACAATATTCATGAAGATTGCTTTAATAACTGATACCCATTATGGGGCCCGTAAAGGGAGTAAGATTTTTCATGATTACTTTCAAAAATTTTATGATGATATTTTCTTTCCTACATTAAAGGAGAGAAAAATTAAGAATGCAATTCATCTTGGAGATTCATTTGATAATCGTAAAAGTATTGATTTCTGGGCATTAGATTGGGCCAAGGAACACGTATATGATAAGTTTAAAAAGTTAAAGGTAAAGGTACATACTATAGTTGGTAATCACGATGTTTATTATAAAAATACGAATGAAGTAAATGCAGTAGATTCTCTACTGGCATCTTATAATAATATTGTTAGATATACTGGTGCAACAGAAGTAGATATAGATGGATTTAAGACATTACTTCTTCCTTGGATATGTCAGGATAATTACGAAGAGTCTATAAAAGCAATTAAGAATACAAAGTGTAGATCTGCATTTGGTCATTTGGAGTTAAATGGATTTACTTTATTTCCTGGAGTAACTCAGACAAATGCACATATGAATATGGATGTTTCTGTATTCAGTAAATTGGATGTAGTCTTTTCAGGCCATTATCATACAAGATCTAACGATGGCAAGATATTTTATTTGGGCAATCCATATCAAATATTTTGGAATGATGCAGGAGATGCTAGAGGATTTCATATATTTGATACAGAAACATATGAGTTAGAGTTTATAGCAAATCCTTATAATATGTTTGAAAAGGTTTATTATGATGATACTAACTATAAACTTTTTGATGCAAGATATTTGAAGGATAAGATTGTAAAACTTATAGTTCGTAAAAAATCTAGTCAATTGGAATTTGATAAGTTTGTTGATAAGATTAATAATTCAGGTTGTATCGATCTTAAAGTAGTAGAGAATTTCGTTATTGATGATGAAGGTGTTGATTTCACCCAAGACGAATATCAAAATACATTAACACTTTTAAATAAATATATTGAAGAATCTGATTTTGATTTAGATAAAGAAGTAGTGAAAGATATAATGAAAGATGTTTATAGACAAGCTTGCGAATTTGAGTAATGTTTATACTCACCATAGAAGGACAAGAGAATGATGGAGCATATGCCGTCAATGATCACGATGGTGAAAGAGCATTGTATCTTTTTGAAGAAGAGGATGATGCTGAAAGATATGCTGGACTATTAGAAGCAGAAGATTATCCTCCAATGTCTGTTGTTGAAATTCCTGATCAGCTTGCAATAAACACCTGTAACATGTATAATTATAGGTATGTCATCATCACTGAAGATGATTTTGTGATTCCCCCACGAGATAATGATCCTATTCAAAAAGATAAGATGGTGTAATTTTCTCTCTACGGGAAACCATTTTACTGAAATTGATTTGACAAAATCTAAAACTAGTCTTATTATTGGCACCAATGGTGCTGGTAAGAGTACTATATTGGATGCTCTTACTTTTTCATTATTTAATAAACCATTTCGTAAAATAACTAAGGGACAGTTAGTAAATACTATAAATGAAAAGGACTGTAAAGTAGAAGTAGAATTTTCTATTGGTAAAATTGAGTGGAAAGTAGTAAGAGGAATAAAACCAAATATATTTGAAATTCATAAAGATGGTAAGGTATTAGATCAATCTTCTGCAGCAAATGATCAACAGAAGTGGTTAGAGGAACAGGTATTAAAGTTAAATTATAAGTCATTTACACAGATTGTGGTATTAGGTAGTGCATCTTTTGTACCCTTTATGCAATTGACTGCACCTAATCGTAGAGAAGTTATTGAAGATCTTTTAGATATTAAGATATTCTCTGTGATGGGATTGATTCTTAGAGAAAGAATTAGAGGAACTAATGAGAGATTGAGAGAGATATCTATCCGTAAGAATCTTATGGAAGAGAAAATTGATATGCAGAAAAGTTTTATCCAGGATCTAGAAGAAACTGGTAAAAAGAATGCTAAAGATAAAGAAGATAAAATTGTCACTTTGTCAGGAGAAATTAATGCATATGAAGGGGAGTTGGAATATTTGAGTGATGAGTTAAATGTGATCAATAAAGATATTGAAATGTTTTCAGGTAGTAACAAAAAGTTAAGAAAGTTGGGTAACTTGAGAGGTAAATTATCTCAGAAAGTATCTACCATTACCAAAGAGCATAAGTTTTTCACAGATAACACGGTTTGCCCTACTTGCACCCAGTCTATTGATGAAGCATTTCGTATAGATAGAATTAATGATGCTAAATCTAAAGCCAAAGAACTTGAAAAAGGTTACAAGGAATTAGAGGAAGCTATCAGACTTGAAGAGGAGAGAGAAACCCAATTCAAGGAGTTTACAAAGGAGGCATCCAAACTAACGCATGAAATTTCTAAAACAAGCACAAGGATTTCTGGACTTGAAAATCAAACCAGAGACATTGAACAAGAAATTCAAACTATTGCCGAGCAACTTAAAAATAGAACTTCTGAAAGAAATGCGTTAGATAAACTAGTAGGAGAATTAGAAGGACTCCAAAAGGATCAATCAAAAGAGACTGAGAGGAATTCTTATAATGAATTTGCTCATGCTTTAATGAAAGATGGTGGAGTTAAATCTAAGATAATAAAACGTTACTTACCATTAATGAATCAGCAGATTAATAAGTATCTGCAGTTGATGGATTTTTATATCAATTTTTCTTTAGATGAGGAATTTAAAGAGAGTGTTAAATCGCCCATACATGATAAGTTTGTTTACGAATCATTCTCTGAAGGAGAGAAGATGAGAATTGATCTTGCATTATTGTTTACCTGGAGAGAGATTGCAAGTATGAAAAATTCTGCTAGTACGAATTTATTAATTCTTGATGAAATTTTTGATAGTTCTTTGGATGGCTTTGGTACTGAATATTTTACAAAGATAATCAAGTATGTTGTCAGTGATGCTAATGTATTTGTGATCTCCCACAAGACAGATGATTTGATAGATCAGTTTGATAGAGTAATTAAATTTGATAAACTTAAGGGATTCAGTAAACTAATTGCTTGACATCGGATCAGAGATCTGATACAATAAATATTCCAATGCAGGGATCGTATGACTTTAAAGACTTATACAGTAGAAAAGAAGAACCCTAAGCACTCTCAAGAGTGGTCGTGGGATGAAACCCCTGAAGTAACTAAAGCACTGGAGACACTCCATGAAAGTTCCAAACTGGCAGCATCATTCCAAGAAGGAACAAAAAAGGCACTTAAAGCCCCAAATGCTGCGCCAAGCAAAGGCAAGACGTAGACAGCTGATAAACCGTCTACAGACCTCCCCCAAAGGGAGGTTTTTTAGTATAATAGGTATATCGGACACAAATGACAGATGACAGTTCAACACGAAATTAAATCTCAACTTGCAAAACTTCTTGCTACTGAAAATCTTATAGTAGAGCATAAGCAAGTAGAAACTGCTGAGTTTAATGTAGGTACTCGTGTATTGACATTACCCTTATGGGATAAGGCAAGTAATACTGTATATGATATGTTGGTTGGTCACGAGGTAGGACACGCATTATTCACACCCGATAGAGATTGGTATAAGGAAATTCAAATTTCACCACAGTTTGTGAATATCGTAGAAGATGTTAGGATAGAAAAGTTAATGAAACGCAAGTATGCAGGTCTTGCAAAATCTTTCTACCACGGTTATGAGGAACTAAACGATGATGATTTCTTTGGGATTAATGATGAAGATCTTGATTCTCTTAATCTTGCTGATAGGGTTAATTTATATTTCAAGATTGGTAACTTCGTTGATATACCTTTTTCAGATGTTGAGAATGAGATTGTCAAGGTAGTAGATTCTTGTCAGACTTTTGATGATGTTCTCAATGCATCTAAAGTACTTTATGATTATTGTACAAAGGCAAATCAGGAAGCAAATGAGCAAGTATCTCAAGATGTAGAGGATGGAGAAGAGGATCCAGATTTTCAACCACAACCACAAAGTGGTCAAGATTCTGAAGATTCTGATGAGAACAATGATGAAGAAGAATATGAAGATTCAAATAGACCAGCAAGTAAAGGTGAACCAGAAGAGTCTAATGTAGAACAGAAGCAACAACCACAACCAGGTAAGCAGAATAATGACTTAGATCTTAAGACTGTGGACGCATTAGAAGATGCACTTAAGGATCTTACTAATACTAATCAGACTCGTGAGACTTCTTATTTTGAGTTACCTAAAATGAGATTAGATAGGGTAATTGTTCCTAATAAGGAGATACATGAAACTTGTAGACTAGAGTGGTCAGGAGATTCTGAAGCATATAAAGAAAGATTGGAAAGGTATGGTCTAGATTCAAGTTATCTTTCAAGAAACAGATTTGAGTACGCAGATCAGGAGTATGTTAAATTCAAACGCAATGCACAAAAGGAAGTCAACTACCTTGTCAAAGAATTTGAGTGTAGGAAATCAGCTTCGGCGTATGCTCGTGCTGCTACTAGTCGCACTGGGGTTCTCGATACAGCGAAGCTTCATACTTACAGATTTAACGAGGATCTTTTCAAGAAGGTAACAGTACTTCCTGATGGAAAGAATCATGGTCTAGTATTCATTCTTGATTGGTCTGGATCAATGGGCCCTGTATTGCTTGACACTATAAAGCAATTGTATAACCTATTGTGGTTCTGTAAGAAGACTAACATTCCATTTGAGGTTTATGCTTTTACTAATTGCTATCCTCTTCAGACTTACCATTCTGATGGAACACCAGCAATAGCAAGAATGCCAGCATATGAGGCAAAAGAAGGTGTTGCTTATGTTGAAGATCATTTCTCTTTAATGAACTTCTTTACTAGTAAAGTAAGAGGTAAAGAACTTGAGGAGCAAATGAAAAATATATGGCGTATTGGAATGGCTCATGAAGATCGTTATCATTGTCAGTATTTTGTTCCAAATGGATTGAATCTTTCTGGAACTCCATTAAATGAGACTATGATTGCTCTTCACGAAATACTTCCTAAGTTTAAGGAAGAGAATAAGGTTGAGAAAGTTCAGTGTGTTATTCTTACTGATGGTGAAGGATCTCCATTGAGATTTCATAAGAATGTTCAACGCCGTTGGGAAGATAGTCCATTCCTGGGTACTCGTAACATTGATTATGGAACTTTCTTAAGATGTCGTAAGACTGGACGCACTTATGTGTTTAGTGGTGATTGGTACTCACAAACTGATGTATATCTTAGAAATCTTAGAGATAAGTTTTCTGATGTTAATTTCATTGGTATTCGTGTTGTTTCTCAGAGAGAAGGTGGTGCATTCATAAGAAGATTTACAGGATCATATGGTGATACTTATGAGAAAATGATAAGAGATTGGAAGAAGAATAAGTCTTGTTCCATCAAGAATTCTGGTTATCATACTTACTTTGGATTGTCATCATCTGCTTTAGATAATGATGCAGAATTTGAAGTTAAGGAAGATGCTACTAAAGCACAGATTCGATCTGCCTTTAAGAAGTCTCTCAATAACAAGAAAATGAACAAGAAAATTCTTGGTGAGTTTATAGAACTTGTTGCTTGATAAATAGGGCTAGATTTTGAGATATCCTATGAGTAGATTTGGAGATTTAATTCATGCTGATATTGATGAAGTACCTGCTCCTAAGCAAATACCATCAATACCAGCAGAAGAGGTATTAGTTGTTGAGGAAACTCTTAATTTATCTAAGATGACTAAGAAACAATTAGAAGATTATGGTAGAACTGTAGGGATAGAATTGGATAGAAGATATTCTAAGAAGAAATTAATAGCACAATTAAATGCTCATTTAGATTCTAACTAATGCCAAAAACATATCACATCTACTTAAATGACAAGTGTTTATTTAAGAATTTGGATGATGAGGAGTTTGATGTAGTCTGGGGAAGATTGTACCATTCTTATTGGGATGGTCTTACATATTCTGAATGTGAGGAGAAGATATACGATTTAGAGCCCAGTTATTAAAGTGTCTACTAGGGGTCATCTGACCCCTTTTTTATTGTTATAATAGGTTCATAAATAAGACACCTGACATTATGGCTTTCGAACTTAAAATGACTCAACAGCAAGCAATTGATGGATTGAGAAGTGCATATGGTAATGAATTCACTGCTGCTTCAGTTCGTGCTTTTTGTGCTGCTAATGATATTGGTTATGGCACAGTATCTAAAAAGATTCAGAAGTATAAAGTTTCCAAAGGTAAGTGGAACCTTGAAGTAACTGCAAAGGCAGTTGAGAACATTGAGAAATCATTCAGTGCTCCTGCAGTGGAATCAGTTGTAGAGAGAGACTTAGTTCCTGCTACTGATGACACTTTCGTTAAGTTTGGGCCATTCACTGATCTGAAGAAGATTATTCAATCAAAGCAGTTCTATCCTACATTTATTACAGGTTTATCTGGTAATGGTAAAACATTTGGTGTGGAGCAAGCTTGTGCTCAATTAGGAAGGGAATTGATTCGTGTAAACATTACTATTGAAACAGATGAAGATGATCTTATTGGCGGTTTCCGTCTTGTTGATGGTGCCACAGTATGGCATGACGGACCCGTTATTCAAGCTCTCAACAGAGGAGCTGTCTTGCTCCTTGACGAAATCGACCTTGCCTCGAACAAAATCTTATGCCTCCAGTCCATCCTTGAGGGTAACGGAGTTTTC